CGGCGAAACCACCAAAGCTCGAACAGGCTTGATTACGGCTCAAACCACAAAGCCACTATTTTACATATTCATGTGTGTTGTTATTTGTTACTGCTTGGTGGACACTCACTTTTCCTATTGAGCATCTGCTGTCGAATCTTGCGAGCTTTGTCGGCCCACATGTTAGGTTGCACCCAATATTGTGTATGATAGTTGCCGCACTTTCGTACGCCGTCCTAACTCAATACCCGGATCCTTGTCACAACTCAATCACACACCAAGCATATTAACAATATATTAATAAATAATTTAATTTAATTTAATTTAATTTAATTTTAATTTAATTTAATTTAATTTTATTTACATTACCATTCTTTTTGCGCGACTAGTACATTGGCATGGTACCCTAAAGCCCATTTTTACTGCTCCAATTTGGACTGCACTAGCCGCATTTTATTCTTTTATTTCACACATATATTTACAATTACCTACTGTTTTAGTTTAGTCCAAAGTCATTTCACGCAACCGTTTTGATGGTGTTGCTGTGCTGGAACTTTGGAAAGAATCATAAATCGTGTTACCTATGGAGGCGGCGGCAGAGACAATTGGTATGCCTAAGCCAGCTACCATCCCACTAACTGATCGGATCGCTCTAGCAACCCATGCTCCGAATCCCCCGTCTGCGTTAGCAGCAAACGGCACCATGATGGGTAGTCCTTTCTGGACATTTGCTACGATAGCAATAGCATGTTTGTTTTCTGCTAGTGACGGCGTAGCAAAGTTCTTGTTCGGCGCTTGCTGTGGTAATACATATTCAACACCAATCCTACATCGCACAGTCATAGGCCAATTTGGTGCTCCCTGCTTCACCGCATAGTACAAAGGCGTGTGGCTGGTTGTGGCAAATATGTGTCCTGTTGCGGATTGCCAGTTTGTGCCTCCAACACCTGGCCACAACCCAGAATAGTAATTTGTGGCCGAGGCATTGGACCCTGTCTGTGTGGGTAGCAGTGGTAATGCTATACCCTCTGGCTGTGTTGTAGCTACAGCCCAGTCAGCATTCCATGACATAGGAGAGGCCGCAGCAGTCGCATCACCTTGTGGTGTTATGGCGATTTGCACAGCTGGTACCATGTTTTGCATACTCCAATCCGTTGCCTCATCCCTCACTGCTACGGAATAACCTCCATCAACCATGAACCCAGTCTTGGACATCTGGTTTGGAGCACCAGATACTGCCTGCCATGACAATGGTGTTGATGATACATTGAACATTGGCACGTTGTTGTTGGCAGTAGACACCAGGGCGTTATTGTTTGGCTGATTATTTATGTCATCCAAGTGGTAGATATCCGTATCCGCTCGCCACGGTATTCTTGCTCCCATGCTAGCTCCTTGCGTTGTTAACACAGGGCCGTCGTTGTTAAATTCCCAGCCCATACCAATAATGCGTGCTTGTGTTGCATTATTGTAATTGATGTTCAGTGTTCCCTGACCTCCTGATTGGGTGGTGTAAACCCCACCTAAAGCCTGCAGGGCCAAATCAACAACCGAATTATATTCATCCAATGGCATACCAAACCAAGTTTTCCTCGCTGGTGTTGAGGCTATGAGGTACGTTGTGCCTGATGTTGCCCCAGTCCAAGTTGCCACACCTGTAAATATGGCAAATGGTGATGGTAAACAGGGGAACAATCCCATTAACAAATTACCAGATCCATCAGTGGAAACAACTGTGGTGAATTCATGCACAATTTTCAGCGTAGGCCCACTGTATGCATCAGGCACCCCCATAATAGTAAGTAGTCTATCGCAAAACGGGTCACAAGCAAACTGACAGAAATCACGGTGTAGTTGTGATACTGCATTAAAACCAGCGGCATTGACAATCCGCTTTTTCGTTCCTCGGACCCTCCGCTTTGTGCTACGTACAACCAGTGTGCGCTTGGTAGCCAAGGGCTTCTTGCCCCTCCTTCCTTTAAATCTTTTAAGCGTCTTCTTTATGCGCGCCATTTAATATTTACAATGATTTATTATTAATTTTATATACTATTGTTTGATGTCCAGTCAAATGTTGTAGTTAATCTCCTGGGCAGTCCATCCAACCTGGTAGAAATTGGGCTGGTGAGACGTCTTCCATCCATCCCGGACTTTCATTTTCATGTGGTAGCTCTAGATAGGTAGGGGTGAATTTCCACCCTCGTAAGATATTCTCTATCTCCACTTGGCGTTGTGGTAGCACACCACTAATTTGCCAATAGTGTACTCGATCAAGAACTGTTATTTTTGAGCGCACTATGGTTTGCTGTTGTAACACAGCAGTTTGGTTTGTATTTAATTCAATGCCAGCTCTAAAGCCTGCGCCAGCATCTAACATTGTAAATCGTTTCGGTATTTTTCCATTGCCATTGCGTATAAGAGCCAGTGCATATTCTTCCATGATTGGCACTCCTTGATTCAACGCAAACTCGCATAATCCAACTGCATGACACATGGGTTTAACCATTGCTTTTTCTGGCCAATTTGTAGAGCCTGATGTTCCTTGTGCCAACACTTTTCGCCATGATCTAACCATTCGAGGGATTTTTCCCATAAATAGACGTGTTTGACAAAACACTATATCATAGATGTTAGTAGCTCGATTTTCCAATTTGAGCTCCTGCCCGTAAGTTGCAAAACAGTCCGCGAGCCCGGCCAACTTATGTTCTTCATCACTTTCGATGAATAATAAACAATCGTCGCCGTCGTCTATTATGTCCCAAATTTTTACCTTTAATGTGCGCATGGCTGCGCTAATCATAGCTATCATGAGC